GAAATCATGGGAGGAAGAAATTAGGGAGAAGATTAATCGAATTACTCGGGAAGGAATCCGAAACCGAACCGAGGGAAAAAAAATGGTCTACTCTTCACTTTCCGAAAAAGATTGGGGAATCACACTGGAAAGTTTAGACGTAGACCGAGACAACGAGGAAACATTGAAACGAATTAAGAAATGGAAACCAGACATGCAAAAAGGCGTTCTGTTCTCTGGGCCAACAGGAACTGGAAAAACAACAATTTGCAAAGGAGTCATCAACAGATTCGCGTCAAATGATTTCAAGTGTAGAATTATCACCTGTGCAGATTATTTGCAATTGTTAAGAAAACAAATTGGAGATCAAAATAATTATGTAATAAATCAAGAAGTCGATTTAGTTTTGAAATGTGATTTACTCGTTCTCGATGACATGGGAACTGAAACTATAACCGATTGGAGTTTGGAAAGAATATTTGCTCTCGTGGATTCTCGAATCAATTCTCAGAAGCATATATTTTTTACAACCAATCATTCGTTAAAGTCTTTACATGAAAAATATGGATCTCGAATCGTTGATAGAATCTTTGGAGTTTCAACGTGGCTCACACTTGAGGGGAAGTCGAGAAGGCTGCGAGTCTTAAAAGATGAAATTTGAGCGTTTTGTGGGTCTGGTAATACCAAGACAGCCAACACCCCATTTAAACGCTCGGGCGGTATGCTTAAGGAACTCCTGGGGCTATGTGTGTTAAGAATCTAACCCCCATATTTCGAAATTGAGGACTTATGAGAAAAATTCTTGAAGGTATAAAAACAAAACTCATGCAAATATTGTGTATGCACTCTTACGAATATAAAAGTCTCGTAAACTACTATCCAAAGAAAACTATTTTGTGTGAATGTACGACATGTAAAAAAACAATTTACGTCGATACTCTCTTCGTAAAAACAAAGAAATTTAGGGCGCATAAAAATTAAACACAAGACACCGCCGCAAAGCCATGAAAGGGTTTCCGTCGAATGGTAGACGATGCAAAGCGAGAACATCTTTTAAAAATTGGGAAACCTCATCAATTTAAAAAGGGGCATAATCGTAACCCAAAAGGACGAGGTGCAATATCTCCCGAACTGAGAGCTATTCGACTTACAAAAACTGCAGATGTTAAGAAAAAAATTTCTCGTGTCTTTCAGGCGCCGGTACCCGAACTAGAAATTATTAAAGAATCTAAAACCGAAGATGCTTTGGATGTTCTTTTAGCAAGCACTATGCTTTCAGCCATCAATAAAGGGGATATTTTTAAAATAGAAATGTTATTCTTGCGATGCCTAGGGAAGGTCAAAGAAACAATTGAAATTCAAAGACCAGAACCCACAATCATCAAAAGACGTGATGGAAGCAGCATAGAGCTAGGAACGACTATCGAAGCAGAATTTGAGGAAGCAAATGAAAAACCAGTATTACAGTGAAACTCCCTTTGTTATTGCAGAAGTTGGTTCTAATTGGGGTGACTTCACAGATGCAAAAGATTCCGTAACTAAAGCAGCTATGGCAGGAGCCAATGCAGTTAAATTTCAGATCTTTGATTGGTCATCTCTTTATGGAACTATGGCTCTTCAAAAAACAGACGCTCTTTCCAATCAAGATTTAATCCTTAAGAAACAAGCTATAGATAAGAATAGTCTTCCAAAGCTTTGGGTTCCGAAGCTTAAAGAAAAAGCCGATGCATGTAACATTGAGTTTATGTGTTCTGCATTCTCACCTGAGTTATATGAGTTCATTGATCCTTTTGTCTCTACTCACAAAATAGCGTCTTCTGAAATAACTTCTCCTCCGATCCTGGCGAAGGTGAAGTCATTAGGAAAACCTATTCTCTTGTCCGTTGGTGCGTCTTCAATAGGAGATATCAAGCTAGCACTTAATATCCTAAAGGACGGTCCAAAGGTTACGCTCATGTTCTGTGTGTCGGCTTACCCTTCTCATCTCTATAATCTATTCGCAATCAATGATCTAAAAGCGCTCGGATGTGATGTAGGGTTTTCAGATCATTCATTAGATATATATCCTGTGCTATCCGCATATAAGCATTTCGGATGTAAATACATCGAAAAGCATGTCAACTTCTCACCAGTCGATGATCAACTCAAAACAAAGAGTGCAGATATAAACCACTCCCTAACTCATGAGGATTTCGTCTACATGATGCAATTCTTAAGGGGTACTCGAAATATCGGGACATTCAATCCAACTCCAGAAGAAAAAGAAATGTTCCTGCGTCACAATAGAAGAATCGTAGCAACCAAAGATATCAAAGCAGGAGATAGATTCACTTATCCAGGTAATTTTGGTTTCTATCGCATGTTAGAAGATGATGCAGACGGCATTCACTCCTTCGCATGGGAAGATCTTATTAAGTGTTCCGGTGCTAAACGAGATATTAAAATGGGCACTCCTATTTCCCCTCAGGATGTGCTGTGGGGTTAAGTAATGGTAACTATCGGATTTAATTCTGACGAATATTATCCATATTTCACTGAATCAGATTACCACCCTTCTTTGATCATCGAGGTAACCGAGGAAAGAGCAAAGGAGATAAGGTATTTGTTAGCAAAGATGGAAGAGCTTCAGGAATGGCTCTTAAAATACGATCAAGAATCCATTGAAGTATCGAACGCTACTCTTAAGGTTTCTCACTGTAGTGGAACTGTAGGAGGCTCAAATGGGTTTTTTCAATGAGTTAAATGAATTAGATAAGATACTCGAAGAAGCTAATAGAAAGGTAGATGTTATGCCACTTAAAAAAGGTAGTTCTAAAAAAGTAATAGCAGAGAACATCAAAACTGAAATGAAAGCTGGGAAGCCTCAGAAACAAGCGATAGCTATTGCGATGTCAAAAGCCGGTAAGAGTAAGGGGAAAAAATAATTAGGAGATACGGTAGAAAAAAGTGGGTTCCCGATAGATGTCCAGATTGTGGTCAAGGAGGAAAGAAGGTCTTTGATATTTTTAGCGCTATTGAATCCTATCACACAGGATGGAATAAAATTCTCAGAAAAGATCCTTTCTGGAAAATCCCACAATGGTATGGAGTTTGTGGGGCGTGTATGTTCGTAAATACAATTTATGAACCTGATCCTCTACTTGAATTAGCACGAAGATTTAAATCAGATACCTTGACAATAGATAGACCCTAAAGTAAAAATTTTCTGCGGTGAGAAATTAGGAGTAAGTTTCAATCCGCATTGAAAAGACTAAGTGGAGCTATGAGATAAACTAGACGGTCTTTTCATTATGGGGGGATGGTATACTGTGCTTTAATTATCCCTCCGCCTATATGAAAGGGGTCTAGGAAAATATCCACTAGTTTTCTGGCGCACGACCTCTTTCACCCAGGAGAATCATGAACGAAAACGAACCAACACCGGAAGACAAAAAGAAACTCTCTGCTTTATTGGAAGAGTTAAGAGCATTATTAGCTAAATATCCAGATTGTGGATTGATTGCTGATGTTCTGATTAATTGTCCTGATGGTAAAAACATCAATACTCACCTAAGTTTCAACATTACAAAGCTTCAAAAATTAGAATTAAAGGATGCCCAAATTAAAAAAGCATTCTCGTAAATGATCTTTGAAACCCATAGCGATAAGCAAGAGCAGGTTATCTTTGCTGAAGAACCTATTGTAATTGCTGCAACGGGGATTCAGTGGGGCAAAACTAAAAGCGGTGTGCTGTGGATGAAAAGTGAAATGCACACCTACACCGATTTCAGTGATAACTTCATCATTACAAGCCCAACTTATCCGATCTTTCAACAATCTACACTTCCTCCATTTCTTGAAGTCATGGATGGATACGGTAAGTATGACAAGAAGCGTGAGTGTTTTGAAATGTATAATGGTGGGGTTTGTTGGTTTAGAACTGGCAAAAACCCTGATTCTATCGTCGGTATCACCAATGTTAGAGCTATTCTATGTGATGAAGCAGGATTGTATTCCCTTTATTTCTGGGAAAATATTCAGGCTAGGGCAGCTTTTAGGAAAGCAAAGATTCGCATCGTAACTTCCCCTTATTCTTTGAACTGGCTTTATAAAGATTATATAAGACCTATTTTAAAAGACCCTGGGTCAATGCCTGATGTTCGAGTAATTCAAGCAACATCTAAAGATAATCCTTATTTCCCTGCAGATGAATATGAACGAAAAAAGAAGACGATGGACCCTCGACGTTTTGCGATGATGTTCGGGGGAGAATTCCACAAGATGGAAGGGTTAGTCTATGGATGTTTTGAAGAGGCTTTAAACATCGAAGAGCCTTTCAAACTTCCTCCAGAAACCCAGTTCTTTGGAGGTATTGACTGGGGTTACACAGAACCTTTTGTATTAGTGATTCATGCAATACTTCCTAATGGTCATAGATTTCAAGTCTCAGAGACTTATGAGTGTCAGCTTACGATCGACGATATTCAAAAGATCTGTGAAGAAAAAATGAAAACATGGGGGGTAAAAAGATTCTATGCAGGCCCAGATCAACCAGGTTATATAGAGCGATTAAATCGCCATGGTATCCCGTGTCTGGCTGCTAACAACGACAAACGAACCGGAATTGATATCTTTTATGAACTTATCAAAACGCGGAAATACAAGATATTCAAAAGAAGCTCTCCAAAAACTCTTGATGAAATTGAGTCTTATCACTACCCCACTCCTAAAGACTTAAAACCCGACCAAAATATAAAGGATCAAATGCCGGTAGAGCAAAATGATCATGCTGTTGATGCTAACAGATACGTTATTATCATGACCGAACGCAGTCACAGTAAGAGAGCAGTTAAAGTGGCAGAGCGAAAAGCAAGAATTTATAACGAAGAGCAACGAATCAAACAGTTATTGAAGAAAAAAAGGATAGTATTTTGATTTATCCGTATTGGTGTGCAGAATGTGATCATGAGTTTGACGTGATAAAAAGCGTGGCAGAAATAGATATAGAGGAAAAATGTCCTTCGTGTCAAAAAATAGCTGAGCGGACCATAAAAGGCGCTATGCTCATGGGTGTTAATGACTGGACGGAACAATTTAACCCAGCTTTCGGATGTGTAGTAAAAAATAAACGGCATCAGAGAGAAATTCTCGCTAAATTCAAAGGCGCAGGAAAAGAAATGGTAGAAATAGGGTCTGAACCAGTCGAGAAACTTCATAAGAAGTATGATACTCAACGAGAAGAAGTGAGAAATAAGAGATGGTCCGAGCCGACTGAGAAAATAATCCAAGAGGTCTTAAGATGAGCGAATTTAGCACTATGCTACAAGAGCATGAAGGCGTTAGAAACGAGGACGACGACAAGAAAAAGCAGCCACAAACTTACACTCCGACGGAAGAAGAGCGTGAAATCATCCGAAAATGTGAGCGCATGTTTGAAAAAGCGAAAAAGATGCGGTCAAAGTATGACTATGATTGGGTCGATTTCTATAAAATGTTTCGTGGTAAACAATGGAAAGAGCAACGGCCCACATATCGCTCAACTGAGGTTTTTAACCTAGTCTGGCAAGGCATTCAGTCACAAGTTCCAATAATTATGGACGCAAAACCAAGGTTTGAGTTTAGGCCCACAGAGCCGAGTGACAGAGAATTTGCAGATTTGATGAACGAAGTTGCTGAAGCTGATTGGGATAAAAACAATTGGTCATTTACTCTAACTGAACTTTTGTATGATTCGCATATTTTGGGAACGGGCATAAGTTGTTTAAAATATGATCATAAACAAGACCAGATTATTTATCATACAGAAGATCCCTTCTATATATTTCCTGACCCATCCGCAGAAAGCCTAAAATTTAGATGCTCGTATATTACACATGCCGAACCAACCGATTTAGAAAGAGCAAAGAAACTCTTTCCAAAAAAAGCTAACTATCTTAAAG